TTATATCGTTTCTTTATAAGAAATATCGACATCCAAATGGAATTTCTCAGACTCTACAGTTTTATTGTCTTCGTAAATTTTTAAAAAACTTTTTGGTAACCCATCATCTCCTGTGTAGAATAAATCATATGAAAAAGTGTCATTATTATTTAAATGGAACGTTACTTTACCAATATTAAATCCAGAATAAAATTTTGATTTATGACCATATTCTTCTCCTTTTTTAGTGCCGTTATGTCCATAAATGTTGTATTCTTCTTGAAGGTACTTTCTTAATTTGACATCAATCTCTTGAGCGGTAACTAATTTTTTATTTGTCGAAACTTTATTGGTAGAAATAGTTTTGTGATTTCCATTGATCCATATATTTATAGGTATATTTCTAGATTTATCTAGATATTCGTTAGTAGCTGTGACTCCACCATATATGTATTTAGTGTTACACTGGCCATTATAACTAATACCAAAAACATCAAGTTTTTTTCCCTTGAAATTACTAAATTTATTAAAATCTTTTGATTCTGAAATTAAATCATAAGATTCATTTGAAAATTGTAGTTGATTAGCTATAGGAGTATCATTGTCTTTTACATCTTTTAAATCTACAAAGTCTTTTTTTGTATAAAAATTCCTGAGATTATCAATTCCTATATCGCCTTGAGCGCTGGCATTATTAGAGACACCTAAAATTATTATATTTATTAATAAGATGCTTATTAATTTTTTCATTGCCTTTTCTCCTTAAATTATATTTATTCAGTTTTCTCATATGAAATCTCTACATCCAAATGAAAATTCTCTGCATCTATAGTTTTATTATCATTGTAAATTTTTAAAAAACTCTCTGCTTGACCAGTTCCGGTGTAAAACAAATCGTATGTAAAAGAAGGTTCATTATTTAAATGGAAAGTAATTTTTCCTTTGTTAAACCCAGAATTAAATTTTGACTGATATCCATATTCCTGACCTTTTTTTGTTTTATTAAAACCATATATATTGTATTCGTTTTGTAGGTATTTTCGTAACTTAATATCAATCTCTTGAGCAGTTACCTCTTTTTTTTGAGTAGAAACTTTGTCTGTAGATATAGTATTTTGCTTACCATTGACCCAGAGATTAATAGGTATATTTCTAGGTTTATCTAAATTTTGATTCGCCAACGTAATTCCACCATACATATATTTTGTATTACAAAGACCTGAGTAACTTATTCCAAAGATATCTACTTTATGATCTTTTAATCTCTTCGCTTCATATTCATTATGAAACTGTGAATATAAAGTGTATTTTCCATCAATATACTCTAATTGATGAGAAGTAGAAAAATTTCCAGAACTAACTCCTTGAAGCTTTTCAGGTTCATAATTAGCATAAAAGTTTCTAAGGTTGATTACCCCTACATCAGCATATGCTAGATTGTTTTTTATTAAAAATGTGAAGAAAAACAAGCTAACAGTGAGTATTCTAAATATTTTATTCATTTTGATGGCTCCTTTTTTTATATTACAACGCCATATAGGCATTTTTAATCACTCCTTGAGTATATTGGTTGAATCATTTTTACTATGTATCTCACAACCTTAAAATAAGACGTAGATGTGCTAGGACACGTAGGAATTTGACTGTTTTATATAATTTGTTTGAAAATTATGACATTAATCTGTTTCATATAAAATTTTATATAAGGCGTCTCTTTTAGTTTTATCATCTTCCGAGTTTGTAAAGATATTAAAAAAATCATCCTTGTTTTTAATGTAATTGTATTTATTAAGTAAAAATACAACGATTAAATCTTTAATTGTCTTTAAATCGTTATCATTTAAAACGTTGTAATAATACATATCTTTTTCTGTGAAATGCTTCTTATTTAAAAAATTATTATCTAAGAGAAAGCTTCTGTCAAAAAACACTTCATATTCATTTTGAGTAAGTAGCCAATTTAAGTCAAAATAAGGCTTTTCTATAACTTCTTTTTTTGTAGTCCCTTTAACCAATTTGATTTTATTACTAAATATATCACTTTCAATTTTTGAGTTTTCGTTCTGTTTTTTTTTAATTGTAACATCATAATATTCATTGAATTGTGTAATAAGTTCATTGGGGTCTCTATCGCTAATAGTACTATTAGATGAGTTTATAAACATTATGAGAATTTCATCTAAGTAACTATTATTGATTTCATAAAACGGGCTTTCACTGCCCATTTTATATTCGATATGTGTTTTAAAGCCTATTAGTAAATTGAAAATTGTTTCTAAAGAAGGGAAATTTCTTTTTCCGTTTTCTAATTTACTTATATATGTTTGCGAAACGCCTGATAAAGTAGAGAGTTCTTTAACCGAAAGCTTCCAACTCACTCTTTCTTTTTTTAATATTTCACCAAAAGTCATATAAATCACCTCTAATTATAATTATAAATAAGTTGTACTTTGAGTACAATATTTTTTGTGTTGACAATACAAAAAGAAGTGTGTAATATTTGTTTTGTACTCAATGTACAAAAAAGTACTTGTAGTACTAAAAGAAAGGAGTGCTTATCTTGAATAATAATTTAAGTTTGTTGATGGGGAAACATAGAGTTACGGCGTCAAAACTTAGCACGGTAACTGGTATTTCCAGAACATCAATACATGGCTTGTATCACGAACGTACTGAAAATCCAGATACAAAAACAGTTATGAAGTTATGTGAATATTTCAACATAACACCAAATGAATTTTTTGGAATTATTGAAAAAGAGGGGGTTAAATAAATGCCTAGAACAAAGTTACAAGATTTTCCATTAAAAGAAAATACAGTTACAGAACCAAAGCAAGTTGTAGTAAATCCGTTGTTTGCGAAACCTAATGCACTAGCTGGTATTTTTGGAATTTCATACAGTTCGGTCAATCGTATTTTAAAAGAGTGGGAAAAAGATCATAAAGGTATTGATGATTTATATTATTCACTATCATCATCAATGATTGTTATCAGTATTCCGCGATTCGAGGAGTACATGAAGGCACGTCATAAAAAATGGATGTAGGAGGCAAGGCAATGAAAATGTACTTAACTTATATTTGCTTAGTTTCGTTGTTAACAATTTTATTACTAGCAATATCGAATATGTATGTCGCTTTTAGTGTGTACGGCATGATGGTAACTTATGGATTTAATTTAACAGGAGGATTAGAAAATGAATAATGAACAAAAAGAAGTAATAGAACACTTGGTTTATCAACTTGAGTTAAGTGTCATGAATAATTTGGAAAGTTATGAACACACAGAATATGTTAATGGTATTGAAGTGGTTTCAGAGATCAGTCGTGAAAAGCACTTAGAATTGATAATGAAATGGTGCGCACAAGAATTAAAGAATAATTTTCAATTAGAGAAAGGAGAATAAAAATGAATTGGGAAATTAAAGATTTAATGTGTGACATTGAAGTGATAAAACAAAAAATTAATGATGTAGCTACCAAACATGCTTGGTTTGTTGAAGATAGATTTGTAAAAAATGAATTAGAAACAAAACGGGAACATATTAATTTTTCTGCTAGCTATTTAGAACATCGTATACAAAATGAACATACAGTTGAGTTATTACAGGTTTATTTAAAAGAGTTCGATGAACTTATACAAAAATTTCATGAAATAGAAAAAGCATCATCTGATGTAAGTTTGGCGACAGAATCAGATGACGCAAAGAAATTAAAAATTACAGAGTAATTAATAAAAAATAACTATTTTTATTATAACATCTTTGCTCTGTTGTTTCATTAAGAGGTGCAAAAAATGAATGAAATTAAATTAGAATATGACACACATGTTTCAGTGGTACATTATGAAAGTTTAGACTCACGTTCATTTAAGAGCTTTTCAAAACCTAAATGGAGTAAGTTAATTAATAAACTGTCTGTGCCTATAGAAGCAAATTATAAGTATGCACGTGGTGTTGCTGTTTACGGTGATATTAAAAATGGTGCAAATGATCATGGTGAAATTATCAAAAAGCATCGCAATGACGTTAATGTCGTATACAGAGATGTGATTGTACTTGATTACGATGAAATAAATGATTTAAAGCAATTACATGAAGCAATCAGCTCAGCTTTAAGCAATGTTGCATGGTTTTGGCACACATCGTTTAGCCATACAACTGAACAAGCTAGAATACGCCTTTATATCCCTCTAAATGAGCGAATAAGTGCAGATGATTATCGTAAATATACAAAAGTATTAGCAAATAAAATTGGTCATAAAGTGGATGAAGGTTCATATCAGCCAAGTAGATGTTTTGCATTACCAGTTATTCAAAAAGGACACATATTTATTAAGCGAGTGAATGACTGTCCAATTATGGATGTTGATATGCTCGAACAGTGGTCAAAGGAGTATAAACAATCAAATGGTAGTCCTAATATCAAAGGGTACACACGACGTGATAGTGCGTATTGGCGAGATATAGCTTTTGGTGTAAGTGAGGGAGAGCGCAATTCAACATTGGCTTCAATTACAGGTTATCTTTTGCGTAGGTATGTAGATCCAAACTTAGTTTATGGGTTAGTGAGTGCGTGGGCAAGTGTATGCAAACCACCTATTAATCAAAGTGAAGTAAACAATACTTTTAAAAGTATTTTGAAAAAAGATAGTAAAAGCAGTTAGAAATGGAGGTTTTTGTTTGGAAAATGTAACAAATGATGAAGTGTTTGAAATGATTGATAGTAGAACCGGTGTTTTAAATGCTAATGATTGGAAAAGTCAATTAAGGCGTTCTGCCACTACACAAGCATTGAAAAAAACGACTACAAATGCTGAAATCATATTGTGTAATGATGAGAGTTTAAAAGGGTTAGTACAATATGACGCTTTTGAAAAAGTAACCAAGCTGAAACGTCTACCGTATTGGAGGTCAAAAGGGGATGCGAATTATTATTGGGCTGATATAGATACCACACATGTGATTTCACATATTGATAAATTGTATAATGTGCAGTTTAGCCGCGATCTTATTGATACTGTAATTGAAAAGGAAGCATATCAAAATAGATTCCACCCTATTAAATCGATGATTGAATCTAAATCATGGGATGGAATCAAAAGAATTGAAACGCTCTTCATTGATTATTTAGGTGCTGAAGATAATCACTACAATCGAGAAGTTACAAAGAAATGGATGATGGGTGCAGTTGCTAGAATCTATCAGCCAGGTATTAAATATGATTCCATGATTATTTTATATGGTGGTCAAGGTGTTGGGAAATCTACGGCAGTGAGTAAATTGGGAGGTCATTGGTATAACCAAAGTATTAAAACGTTTAAAGGTGATGAGGTCTATAAGAAATTGCAGGGTTCTTGGATATGTGAAATTGAAGAACTGTCGGCATTTCAAAAGTCTACTATTGAAGATATTAAGGGTTTTATAAGTGCCATTGTAGATATTTATAGAGCTTCGTATGGTAAACGCACAGAGCGTCATCCTAGACAGTGTGTGTTTGTAGGGACAACCAATAACTATGAGTTTTTAAAAGACCAAACAGGCAATCGTCGTTTTTTCCCTATTACGACAGATAAAAATAAAGCAACTAAAAGCCCATTTGACGATCTAACACCAGTTGTTGTGCAACAAATGTTTGCCGAAGCTAAAGTATATTTTGATGAGAATCCGACGGATAAAGCATTGTTATTAGATAAAGAAGCGAGTGAAATGGCTTTAAAAGTCCAAGAAGCTCATTCTGAAAAAGATGCTTTAGTTGGAGAAATAGAAGAATTTCTTGAACGTCCTATTCCGTCAGACTATTGGTATAGAACGTTAGAAGAAAAAAGAGTGTCTGCGCATGATGTTATAGACCAAGACTATATTAAATTATATGGTGATGGTAAATTGATTGAATTACCGAATGCAAAACCAGGTGCTTATGTATGGCGTGACAAGGTATGTAGCATGGAAATTTGGAAAGTGATGATGAAACGAGATGACCAACCACAACAACACCATTTAAGAAAAATTGATAAAGCGTTAAGAAATACAAATTATTGTGGCACTGTGAAAAAGCAAACGCGATATGGTGAAGGTATTGGTAAGCAATATGGCTTTAGTGTAGATTTAGCTTCTTATTATAAGAATCTTAAAGTTTAAACATCTTATTTTTAGGACAGTAAGACACTTATAAGACAAGTTTAAGACACCCGCAATCCCTTGTGGCAGTATATGCCACGCTATAAGTGTCTTGGTGTCTTGATGGTTTTTAGGGTAAAGTTTTACAGAAATTATTTTACACAATATACAAAATATATAAATGTAGGTCGTAAACAGTGAGACAGTGAGACAGATTAAGTGAAGCCCTTGAGGGAGTAAGCGTAAAAAGAAATTCATAAGTGTCTTGAATTGCAATTCGAATAAGACAGTGGGACACCTATCAAAAATTAGGAGGAAGAAAATGAATAAAAATCAATTAAAGTCAGAAATTTTAGAATATATAAAGGGGCATGCTGGTACATCATTTGTAGAAATAGAACGTGTATTTGAAGAAAATAACTTTGATTATAAAGGTGACGGCGCATATACAAGTGGTCAACATCCCAATGTTGTGTTTTGGATTGGGTGGAATCAAGAAGCGTTTGATGTTATCGCTGAACTTAAAAAAGACAGACGTATTGAGATGGATATTTGTGAGCCAATTGTTTATATGGTTGATGGTAAAGGTTTGGATTTGCCTATTGTAAGGTCGAAAAACATTAAAACAGATCATTGGCTACCTGTCACGTTTACTATTAGTAAGAAAGAAACGGAGTGTGTCTAATATGAATGACAAAGAGAAAATTTATAATCAACTTCATCATGATGCACCAATTCAAATTATGCCAGCACCCGAAAATTTATTTGTCGAATATATAGAAGATGGCGAAGTGTGGTATTCACCAGTTGTATGTATGGCTTTAAATAAAGCGCATAATATTAATTTCTATGATAGTGATGATGTGGGATGCATCGATAAAGCGGGTACATTTAGTATTAAAAAATTTAATCCTGAGACAGGTGAGTTTGAACAATTCAGCAAAATGGCTCAAAAGGAGGTAACACAATGAACATAGAAACTATCGTAAATCAATTTGAAACACGAGCAGGCACGTTACTAAGGTACTACACTGGATTATTAGAACATAGTAAAGTACAACCGTATTGCTTTAAGTTATACAATGATCCGTTTGATATGGTTTATGTGATGATGAACGGGAAGTTATTCGGTCATGTATATATTAAAGATTGTAAAGTAAGGCAATCATTTGAATTAGCGTCACCTAAGCACACTGAGGGGCTTATAAGAAGTATAGAAGGTCATTATGTAGGTTATGAATTACATGACGGTAAACAGCTTTCTATTAGTGATATGATGGCCAGTCAATTATTTGAAGATGAGTATTTTATGTATGGATTACAAACATATGCAGAATCAAATAATAGTGATGTGTTTGAGTACCTAGAAAATGGATTTGATACCGATACACTTGAGGGCATTCAATCGAGTAATACTGATGTGATAGCGAATATTGAAATGTTGTATCAGTTAGCTACGGGAATCAATGAACCAGCACCAGAGTTAGTTGAGGGATTAAAATTAGTAACTGAGTTTGTACAAGATGAGAATGCGACACAAGAGGATTACAAGGCTTTAGAACGTAAATTGAATGATCTAAAAGCGTCTTACTATAGCTTGAGTAAATAATGTTATGAGGGGTCACATGTAGTGTGTGGCTCCTAATAAAATACTATGATTTTATACGAGGTATAGCAGTTTAAAATGGTAAGGTTTTCGGAAGGTGTTGGCTTTTAAAATCGGAAGGTATACAGTCTTTGAGAATTGAAAAAATGGCAAGATTTGTGCAAGGTGTGCGAACTTTGTTAACGCTAATACAAGCTAAAGTTTGTGTTTTTGGCATAGGCCTAAAAGTTAAGTTTGTTCGCTGTTTGTTCGTGTTATTTTACCGAACTTAAGTTCTGTATTAGGTTAATGTGAAAAGCCTAACGTTAAGTTTATAACATGATTTTATAAGTGTTATATATGATAAGCTAAACAATTGATAAAACGTGCTATAAAGCGAACGTAAGTTTGTTTTAGACCTGTAAAAATGGTATAATTTAGGTATGAAATAATTAAAAGAAAGAGGTGTAGAAATGCAAAGTATCGCAGAAAAAGAGACGTATCATTTACCCACCGAACACCTGCAAGTTTTCAATGTGATAAAAAATACGTCCAATAAGTATATTACTAAAACTAAAATCTTAAATCAATTGGGATATGAATATAATTCAAGCAATGAACGATGGTTACGAAGAGTAATCAATTCATTAGTATATGATTATGGCTATCCTATCGGATGCAGTTATAAACCTAGTGAACGTGGTTATTACATCATTACGACAGAACAAGAAAAGCAACAAGCGATGAGAAGTATTAAGAAATTAGCTGATGGCAGTATGAAACGCTATGAAGCTTTGAAACGAATTAAAGTGTAAAGGGGATAAAAATGAAAACTGAATCGTACTTTAAAGAATACAACCAATTTGTAATAGATCAACAAAAGGCTATACAAGAATTGGAACAAGAGCGTAATGCATTGGAGAGTAAAATAAAGATAGATAAGTCCACATATAAACAGTTAATCATGGATGGACAAGATGATAAAGCAGATAACCTATATCAAGCAACAGATGCTGATGAAAAGAAACTAAAAGCACTTAATAAACGCTTAGAGACAAAGAAAAGTGTGTCGAAAGAAGTTAAATATCAAAAGACAATTGAATTATTAAAACATCAAAGCGAGTTGTCATCATTATACGAATCAGAAAAGCAATCAGCTTTAGGTAAATTAAAAAAAGTAGTCGATGCATATAATGAGATAATTGATGAAATAGAAGATATTAATGATAGATATGAAGATGAGCATCAGCAATATGCGAGTATTTATAGTCAAGAACAATTATATGATGATAAAGAGGCTAGGGAAGCATTGAATGGCTACTTTAGAGAAAATATATTTACATCATATATTAATGGTAATGATTTGCCATACGAACACAATAACAAGTTGTTTTTAAAACGTTAAAAAGAAAGGGTAATTAAATGGAAACAAAATACGAGTTAAATAATACTAAAAAGGTCGCAAATGCATTTGGTTTAAATGAAGAAGATACAAATCTATTAATAAATGCAGTTGATTTGGATATTAAAAACAATATGCAGGAGATTTCAAGTGAGTTACAACAATCAGAACAGTCTAAGCAAAAGCAATATGGTACAACGCTACAAAATTTAGCTAAGCAAAACAGGATTATTAAATAGCAATGATTGCCTATCCAATTCGGGTAGGCTCTGTTTATAGGGGTGAATAAATGAAACTGCTTAAAACGAAGAATTGTTTATATTATCGTAATGGCGACAATAAACTATCTGAGTATCAACTATTAACGCAATTTAACCCAGCATTGATTAATAAAAAAATTAAGATGTGTGAATTCCAAATTGAAAGTATGTACCATATGAGTGCGTCGACCACAACATGTGATGAAATAATGGGGGTCGTGTCTGTCTCATATCCGATTGAAAAATTAGTTATCAAAATTATTGAAACAAAAGCAGGGTTACAAAACTATAAAAATAGATCTATAAATAATATGGCGTTGTTGAAAAAGGTACTAAATCATTATACAGAAAAAGAGCAGAAGCAAGTTGTAAAATATATGCGTTCAAATGGACGATATAAGCCCTACAACGTCATTGAACGCTTACAAGTTGATTTGTATCAAGCAAGTATTAAACAACGTTCAGAACGTCAAAAACAAAGAAATACAGCAATTGAAAACAGTAAGATTGCACGAGTAAATGCATATCACCAATCTTCATATGTAAAAGTGGTGTAACAATGGATAAAAAGCAAATAAAAGACTTCGTTTGTGATTATCATAAGCGAACTAGAAGTGATGTGTTGATAGATGATGAAATAAATACCGATGAATTCTTTTCAATAAGTGATGAAAATTCTAATGAATGGATGGCAGACGATAACATTGATGATCATATTGTAAAGAATCACTTAGAAATGATTGTTGACCAAGTAGCTAATGATAAAGAGTTTTATATTTTCGATTCTTTAATACAAGGACGTAGTTTTAAAGATATTAGCAATGTCTTAGAGTGTTCAGAACAATCTGTAAGATTATGGTATGAAACCTTATTAGATAAAATTGTGGAGGTGATAGAATGAGTGAGTTAACGGCAAAACAAGCGCGTTTTGTGAATGAGTATATAAGAACACTTAATGTAACACAAAGTGCCATAAAAGCAGGCTATAGCGCAAATAGTGCACATGTGACAGGATGTAGGTTATTAAAGAAGCCACACATCAAGCAATATATACAAGAACAAAAAGATAAGGTTATAGATGAGAATGTATTAACCGCAAAAGAGTTACTACATGTGCTTACGAATGCGGCAGTCGGTGATGAAACAGAAACGAAAGAAGTTGTGGTCAAACGTGGAGAATATAAAGAGAATCCACAAAGTGGCAAAGTACAGTTAGTCTATAACGAACATGTTGAACTGGTAGAGGTGCCAATTAAGCCAAGTGATCGTTTAAAAGCTCGTGATATGTTGGGTAAATACCATAAGTTATTTACAGATAAGCATGATATTAACGGGAATGTGCCTATATTCATTAATATTGGTGAATGGGATGGCGATGATGAAGATTTAGATAAGACGGTACAAGAGGTATCTAACGCTAATCCTAATCATACTGTGATTGTGGATGATATACCGTTAGAGGATTGATTACAGTAAAAACGATTATCATATTGAGTTAGTGAGGATTAGTTTACTAATTCACCCTAGCTTTATATTAAAGCGTTATAAAGATAAAAGGGAGAACGCTTATTATAATTAACGGACTCCCTTTATTAATAATTATTACAGAAAAAGTGGTAAATTAATTAATTTCTGCTTCTATAGTTTTTATTTCATCAATATTTATAGGTGGTTTTTCAGTATTGTATTCAAACTTTTTAGATAAATCACTTTGATATGTGGATCCGTCATTCATTGTTATTTTCCAATAACCACCCGTTTTATCGCTTGAACGATATAATCCATGTATTTGAGTTAGCTGATGACGAATTTCAAAGTCTAAAGTTGATATAGCTAATTGTTTTTTATCGAACTTTGGCCAATACTTTAAGGGGCTATCTTTACCATGAACCTTAACTTTTAAAGGTAGTTCTATTGGAGTAGGTAATTTTTCAGTATTTGTAACGCCACTTATTTGGAAATGGATATAAGTTCCTTCGCTAGTATGTTGGCTTTTTTTAGTTCTTTTTGTGTTTAAGTCAACTTTTTCCCCTTTTGTAAAAGCAGGGCTATAATAAGGACTCGGAAAAATTATAAGGCTGATGCTGCCATCTGTGTTTTTTATACGCATAGATCCTAAGGAATTATCTAAAACTTCACTATTTGTAAAAGTGTCAGACCCACTACTATACCAGTCTAGCAAATCCTTTATATTATCGTTTGTAGATGCTTTTGCAGTTTTGATTATTTGATTAGATGATAAGGGAACAGGGGTAAAATCTGTAGCGATTGTCGCAAGCAACAAAGGGCTTACGATAAAAAAATTCATTAGTAATTTTTTATTCATTTTTAATTCTCCTTCATTCAAATGTGTAAACGTTTACATATAGAATGTATAAATATTATTTAAATGAATCAATTAACCATCTCTAAATTATTGTTTAAATATATATTAATTAAAAAGTGTTTGTTACATAGGGAGCTATATCAAAAAAATATAGATTTAAACAACATTTTAAAGTTACAAATAGCAAAAAACAAAGTGTGAGTGGTCATTTAAAGAATATTAATTAATATAAGTTTGAATTAGTTATATTCTTTAAAGTCACTTTCTAGTGGTGTTTTTTACGCTGAGAAACGTCCTGTGTTGCAGTAAGGGATAATATTGTGTAACTAGATATGTTTATCGTAAATGTGGATCCGTGAAATATGACTTTAAACATCGCTGGTCAATCTATCTTTGAGATTGGCCGTAGATTAAAACCATATGAAACAAAATGACTTAGTGGATGGGGAATTTAGGCTATGGCTTGAAAATTGGATTAAGCAAATTATCAGATAATAGATTTATGAAAATAGCTGAAAATCCAGAATTAAATGTCCTACCATTGGAATATATGGGCGCATGTATTTTATACTAATTAGCAACATTAACGCAAGAAGAGAAAGGATAAGAGTATTTCACTAAAGGTGAGAAGTAAAAAAACAATTGATATGACTAGAAGAGAATTAGAATACCTTAAAAAGGAATTGAAACAACGCGATGAAAAAACGCCCAACTCCAATCACAAATGAAAAAGCACAACTTTTTGAGGAGATAGAGAGAAAGTAATTAAAGGAAGTTAAAGGTAAAGAATCTGAAGTAATTGAGTGTTACATAGATCCAGAAGATTATCACTGTTCAAAAGAAAAGAGGCAGGAGTAATCTGCCTCTCGAAAAAAGTTATTTTTTAGTGATTTGAATTTCATTTATATCTTTAGGATTGATGTATCTATTGCTTACGTTTGATTTATCTTCTCCTACTTTACCGAATACAGTCTCATCTTTAGGGTCTGTACTTAAGATTGAAACATTGTCGCCGTTGTTCACTATATTTTTTTCTTTCAATTTTTCTGTTAATTTTTTCCATGTATTATTAGCATCAATATTAGGGTAGTTCGAATTTTTTCTAGTTATATTAATTTTTGTAACATTTTGAGGGTTTATTTTAGGATTGTTTGAAGTACTAATATTTTCTAAATTAGCTGTTCCTTCTATGGTATTTTCTCCACCATTTTCTATTTTATACGTAACCTTGACATTTTCATTATCTGTTTTATCGATAATATTCGCGTCTTTTAAAGCGTCTCTTACATTTTTCCACAATGCGTTATCTGTCGTTTGCTCAGCTTTTGCAACGTTATTAATACCATTATAATTTGAAGAAGAATGAAAACCTGAACCTACTGTTGTTAAAACTAAAGCACTTGCTATCAATGTTTTTGTTAATAGTTTTTTATTCAT